AGTTCATCCTGGTACAACAGGTCATCAAAAAGAATTCCGTTGCTACTTAATTAAGTCAGGAACAATTCTTGAAGGAGAACAGTCTCCTCTAGGTATTGAATCAGATAGAAACATCTTATCTAAGCAAGATGTTATGTCTGTTGATTACCACAGTGCTTATCACGTTATGGGAACTAAGTGGACATCTGCTACTGACAACCCAACTAACGCAGCATTAGCTAATGATAATAACTGGGCAATCACATATGATGCTGATTTAATTCCTATTGTTGAACTAATCGTCAACTCACCTCTTGATACTGGTACTAATCCTTAGTACTATTTAATTGGTGGTCAAGAAACCTCATCAATTATTGGTGGGGTTTTTTCTTTACGCTACAATAAAACTAAAATTACTTAAAAATCGTGGCAGCTACCATAAATGCAACTGTTAAAGGAGAAAATGCTAATAGCTATGTCACATTGACAGAAGCTAATAGTTATTTTGAAACAGTTCCAGATTCAACAACTTGGGATAATAAAACTGATGATCAAAAGAATAGATCATTAATAGCAGCTACTAGATGGATTGATAGTTTTGTTTATTATGGCGATAGATGTGATGATGGACAGGCATTAAAGTTTCCAAGAAATAATTATCAGGTAGATGGTGTCGAATTAGCTTGTTCTAAAATTCCAAATAATATTAAATATGCACAGTATGAACTTGCTAGAGCTTTAGCGAATGATACAGATGCAATAACTGGTACTACTGGAAAGGAAGGAAATATCTCTGAAGCAAAGTTAGGAGATTTGGCGGTTAAATTCAGTACTTCTAGTCAAGGTACTGGTTCTATTAATAATATTTTAGATGTTTATCCTTGGTTACAAAGTTATCTTGGAGCGTATATGCTTGGTGGAGCAGGATCTTTCCAAATGAGGGTAGTCAGAGGATAATATGTCGTTTATAGACAATACATTCAAAAGTTTACCAGAACAACTTTTAGGAAGTTTTGGTATTGATGTTACCTATATTAAAACTGCTACATCTCAGACATATAATACGACTACAGGAGAAGTAAGTGGATCTGATACAAATATTTCTATGAAGGCATTGATAAGTAATGTATCTGGATCAACTTATGAAGGAACAAGTCAGACTAATGATTTAAAAGTTATTTTTGGTAATAAAGAGTTAGGAACATATTATCCAAAAGTGAAAGATAGAATTCAATATGCTGAAGATGGGGTAAATAAAGTTGCAAGAATTATTAGTATTAATACATCTAGGGGAGATAATCCTATACTTCATACAGTTATTGCGAGGCCACAATAATGGCAAGGGCAAGAAATGGATTACCAATATTTCTTAAAGAACTTGATCGTTGGGCTGCAAGTGTTGCATATACAGGGCCTTTAAACGCAGCACAGGAAACTGTAACTAAGTTACAAAAGAAAGGGCCAGTTTGGACAGGAGAATATTCTAATTCTTGGCAAATTACAGGTGCTGGCAGAACATCTTCTGGGACAAAACAACCAGGTGCGCCAGCTAAGATCAAAGTGCCAAGATTATCAGGAAAATCAGTTACAAGAGCTATTCTTGGTAAAGATAGAATTAGTTTTAACATTGTTAATACTGCTGATCATAAAGGATATGCAGAAGATAAAGTTCCTGGAAGATTTAAAAGATTTACTCCCGAACCAATTGCTGATGGTAGAAAATGGGTACAAACTGACACAGGCAGAAAACCAGGTGAAACATTAAGATATGATATTGGTGGAGGTAGTGAAAAAAGTGTTTCCAGTAGAACAGCACCCGTTGATTGGTTAACAAAGTTTGAAAAAGGAGGTGAATTAAATAAAACTGTTAAAATTGAATTAGATAGAGCTATTCAAAAAGTAAAAACAAGAAGTAAGGGTTTTAAATGAATTATCAAGGAATCAGATCAAAATTTGAAGCACCTATCAAGACAGCTTATGCAGCTTTAAGTCCTGCTGTTCCTGTATTTTTTGATAACTTTGGTGATGTAACATCGGATGCTGACAGCGAATTTGTTTATGTAAATGTTCAATTCGGATTAACAACTGAAGTAGGATTAACTTCTTCATTAGATAATATAAGAGGAATTATTACTGTTAGAGCTTTTGCAGAAAAGGATAAAGGGCCAGCTAGAAGTCAAACATTAATTGATACAGCTTTTACAGCTATCGAAACAATAAATAATACTGGACAGCCTACAAGTGGTATTCATGTAAGAACTGGAGAGGTAACTGGGCCTACTTTTGCGGATGATAGACCTTTCTTTGTATCAACAATCGAAACAAATTTTCAAGCTACAGTAATTTCTTGAATCTTTACTATAATTATTAATCATGGCTACAGTTCTATCGGGTACTTCGGGAGCGTTATATTATTCTCCTGCTGGTACAAGCTCAACTCAAATTCCTGCATCTGCGTTTCCTGCTGGATCAGGTGGAGACACAACTAATATCAATGTTGGTACACAGTTGGGTTACAGAGTAAACGACACAGTAACACTTGCATATCCATCAGGAGCTACTGTAACTAATTGTATTGCAGCAAACAATTACTTTGTAAAAACTTATGATGCTTCTACTGGAGAGATGACAGTATCTACAACAGCAGGAGGATCTGCGGTAGCAGCTACAGCAGCACCTACTTTTACAGCAGGAACATTTGCAAGCATTACATTTACAGCACCATTAGTTGTTGGATCTGTAAGAGAGTGGAGTTTTGAGATAACCAGAGCAGAGATTGACGTAACAAGTATTGGTCAGGCTGTTACTCAAACTGCACCATTTAGAACTTTTATCTCAGGTTTTGCTGATGGTAGTGGTTCTGCCAGTGTTTATTCAACAGACGATGACACACTTTTATCTAGTAGAATGGTTGAAGATGTTATTCAACGTCAACAAACTGGTGCAAAGGTAAGATTGTATATTGATCGTCAAATGAGTGGTGCTAACGTAGATCAAACTACAAGTAGATCAATCTTGGCAGATATTATTCTCACTTCTGCAAGTTTCAACGTAAACCCAGATGATGGACAGGTTGTAGAGATAGCCTTCAGACCTAGTGCTGCTCCTACATTCGACTTATCTAAGACAGCTTAAATTAGCATAAGTTAACGAACCTCAGTTTATCTGGGGTTTTTTCATGTTTTGCATTAGAATAATAGTATACTATTTTATTTTTATGGTAAGTAATTTATCTGCACTAGATAGGCTTAGAAAGGCTGCAAATCTTGAACCAAAAAAGAAAGAAGTTGAATTATCTGATGGTTCTATCTTTGAAATGTATGTAAGTCCATTAACAATGGCAGAAAGAGAAAGAGCACAAAAACAGGCTAAAAGTGACGATGCTAATGCTTTTGCTTTGCAATTATTACTTTCTAAGGCACAAGATGAAAATGGCAGAAAACTTTTTAATGCAGGGGAGATTGATGTATTAAAAAACGAAGTAAAAGATAGTGATTTACAAAGTTTAATGCTTGCTGTTATTAATTCAGACGAGGAAGCACCCGACCCAAAGAATTAGCTGACCAACTGAAGAGAGATAATCTCATGATGTTACAGTTTGGTGTGGCAAAAGAATTAGGAAAAAGTCTTGTGGAAGTTAGAAGCATGACTATGGAAGAACTTGTCGGTTGGAGTGCATACTTTTTAATTTTGAATGAAGAACAAGAAAAAGCATTTGAAAAAGCAAAACGAAGGAGATAAGCTAGAATAAAGTAACCTTTTATTGTTTAGTCGTGGCAACTAGAGCAGATATTGAAATTGCTGTAAAAGGTATAAGAAAACTTGAAGAAGCAAAGAAACAGATAAGAGATCTTAATAAAGAAATTAATAAATCAAATAAACAGATTACTAAAGAGGCCGAAAAACAAGGTGCTGTTAGAAAAGGTAATAGAAGTGCTGTCGGTGCTGCAAGTCAAGTTAGAAGTATAAATACATTAAATAAAAACCTTGCAAAAGCAACTAGAAATTTTAATCGAGTTGCATTAGGTACAGATGATGCAACTAAAGCAGCAATTCAATTAAAAAAAGCTCAAGATGCTTTGAATGTTGCTTATGCTCAACAAAATGATTTATTAGGTAAGAATGTACAAGCTCAAGGGGCATTCAGTAGATTATCAGATAGACAATCACGAAATGCAGCAGGACAAAGAACAGGATTGAATAATCCTATTGGAAGATTCATGGCTGATCGTGGAGCAACAAGAGGTTTTGATAGAGAGAGTGCATTAATAAGTGGTGCTTTTCCTTTATTATTTGGTCAAGGGCCAATTGCTTCATTAGCTGGTGGTCTTGGTGGTGGTATTGGTGGAATGTTTGGTGGTATGGGTGGTTTTGCAGGAGGTATTGCAGCTACAGCACTTGTTCAATCGATACAAACTGCTTTAGATGCTATTACGAAACTTGGACAGGCTATGAGTCCATTTGCTCAAAATACTGAAGCAGTAACAGCAGCATTAGGATTGCAGGGATCAGCAGAAGAAGCTCGTATAAAGCAAATTGAACAGACTCAAGGAAAAACAGCAGCTTTTAATGCCTCAATGAGACTAATGGCAACTGAAATAGGCCAAAGAGGTGTAGATTCTTTAAAACAATTTGGAGAAAATACAAGATTATTAACAAGTTCATTTACTTTAGCAATAACAAAATTACAAGCATTTACAGCAGGAATAGTAAACTTTGTTGCGAGGATTACTGGATTACAAGCTGGATTAGAAGCTGATGCAGCTACTAGAACAGTTGCAGCAGCAGCAGGAGAAGGGAATGTAGAAGCACAGGCTTTGGTAGATAGAAGAAAAGCTGCTGAATCTCTAAGAGGTCAGGGAGGTGAAGGAGCTAGAAAAAAAATATTATTAGATCAAATTAGTGCAGAAGAAAAAATATTTGCAATAAGAAGAAATACATCAATCGAGGCAGATAACTTAACTCAAAAATTTGATGCTTTAGGAGTTTCTATAAAAACAGAAGCAGAAGAAACAAAAAGAATTGCAGAATTAAGAAGAGATGGGTTAAATCCAGCACTTGCAAAGACTATTGCTGGAATTGAAAAAGAAGGTCGATTAGCTAAAGATAATTTACAGGTGGAAATTGATAAGTTATTAGAAAAACAAACTAAAGTTGGACAACTTGAAGAAAAAGACCAGATAAGACTAACAACTTTAGAAAAAACACGGAATGAGATAGATGGTCAAGTTGACAGTTTATCGGATGCTGCAACTGCAACAGATAAGTTAAATGAATCTACAAAGGATATGAAATCTAATTTTGAAAAAATTGGAGAATCTATTGCTTCTGGTGTCAGCGATAATTTAACTGCTGCGATAATGCAAACCAAGACTTTAGGCGATGCTGCTAAATCAATATTAAATGATTTAAGTTCTACACTTATAAGACTTGGTGTAAATACATTGTTAGGTGGTTTAACAGGAGGTTCTTCTGGCATCTTTGGTAGCTTACCAATGTTAAAATTTGCAAATGGAGGCAACCCGCCTGTTGGTAAACCTTCAATAGTTGGAGAAAAAGGCCCAGAACTATTCGTACCAAAAAGATCAGGTACAATAATCCCTAACGATAAATTAGCTGGAGGTGGAAGTACAAATATTAGTGTAAATATAGATGCTTCTGGATCATCTGTTCAAGGCAATGAGCAGCAAGGAAAAGAGCTTGGCAGAGTCATTTCAGCAGCGATACAATCAGAATTAATAAAACAAAGAAGACCTGGAGGTTTATTAAGATAATGGCTACTTTTCCTGACTACAACCCTGTTTTTTCTGCAAATAAAACTGATATTACTAATACAAGAACAGTTCAGTTTGGTGACGGCTACCAACAAAGATTTACTTTTGGCATAAATCAAAACCCAAAACAATGGAGTCTTACATTTAATGTTGACGATGAAGATGCAACTGAGATTGAAACATTTTTAGAAGCAAGAAAAGTTGATGGAGCATCTTTTGATTGGTCTCCTCCAGATTCATCAACTACTTTTAAATGGATATGCCCTTCTTTTACTAAAGAAATATTTGAATTTAATAGAAATAGAATAAATGCAACATTTACACAAGTATTTGAACCCTAATGGCAAATCCTGTATCTGAAACCCAAGCAATAAATCCTGGTTCACTTATAGAGTTATTTGAACTGACAACAGATGCAGCTTTACATGGATCTGCTACTACATATAGATTTCACGCTGGCACGAATGAGGTAAATAATGGAAATATTATTTGGGATGGGAATACTTATATTGCAATACCAATGGAAGCTGATGGTTTTAAATATGCAAATGGTCAGTTACCCAGACCTACATTAACGATAAGTAATGTCACAAATCTAATTACCGCTATTTTATTAAATGTGAATGTTGTAACTCCTGGAAATGACTTAACTGGTGCTGTAGTAACAAGAGTTAGAACATTAGCAAGATTTTTAGATGCTGTAAATTTTA